TCGTCCTCAACGCCCGCAGGCTCGGACAACTCTTTTTGGCCTTTTTCCTCGGCAGTTTCTTCTTTTTCGTCTTTCGTCCCTTCGTCCCCTCGCCCTTCGTCCCCTCGTCCCTCGTCCTTCTCTTTCTCCGCCAGTTTTTCCAAGTATTCGTCGCCCTTCTTCTCCTCGGCGTAGGCTTCATCTTTAACGTCCGCGCGCGGCTCGCCCATAATCTCGTTGTACTTACTCTCAAGACTTGCGGACATTACATCATCTAATACTTCAGCCATTTTGCTCTCCCTTACTCAATACTTTTGTAAATACTGGTATGCTTTAATTAAAAGCTCAGGATCATCTTTATAACAACCCAAACCATTATTGCAATTCCCACAAAGTAACGCCCTAATCTTTCCAGTTCCGTGGCAGTGGTCAACTGTTAATCTTCTCGCAAACTTACTTTGATGCCTTCCGCAAATAGCGCAACAACCACCCTGCCTTTCATACATTGCGTTATACTGTTCGGGTGTTATCCCATAGTGATGTTTCAGCATTGATTTGCGGTGTTTCTTTTTGTACTTTTCTTTCCATATTACCTTAGTCTCCCGGTAATAATCACGCCCCTTTTTGTTGTCGCACTCTCGGCAAACGTATTTTAGCCCCGTTGGGGCGTTACTCTGTCGCGCAAAGCAATCTAACGGCTTTTCCTGTTCGCAACAACTACATCGCTTGGTTTCGTAGAGCCAACTAATGTCCTTACTCAATTTCGTCATACCCTCTGGCTTTCATAACGCGCAATTTTTCCTGTCTGTTTTGTATTAGGCAATTCCCCTGTTCGTCAAATCGCATCCAGGGCCACGTCCTATGAAAATCGTCTATCTGCGCCGGATTTATACCCAGCGCGCATGACTTCCTCGGATTGTCCTTCATCATTGCGTTGAACCTGCCGGACTTGGCAAGCTCGGACTTTACGTCCCTTTTGCCCCATCCGCCGCAGTGCGGGCATTTGCGCTTCAAATGCCTCTGCTTCTGAGGCGAAACATCNTCGAAACTCTCGCCGCAACCTGAACATAAATAGCTATACATTGGCATAATTACGACACCGCAGCAAAGACGTACTCAGCGACCGCGCGGGCCGTCTGGGCCTCTACCCAGGGCCGGACGGAGGTGGTAGTTTTATAGGTAAAATAGTTCATCTGGCCTTGCGGTATGAAACAGCAGGCGGTAGTCATAGGCGTACTGGCGGTCGGATTGATATACAGACCGCTCGACAGGGCCTTAATACCCAGCATAATCAACTGGCCGGTAATGACCGATATAACGTCGAGCTGCGCAGTAGAAGTAACCACCTGCTGGAGCGGCCCGCCCGCCTGGGTAGGCACATCCGACGCGGCGGCCCGGCCAAACAAGAGGTTATCATTGCCCAGCCCGGTAACTTCGGCGTAGATTTTAGTAACGAGTTCGGCAGCCATTATTTGATTCCCTCTTTTAGATTCCGCCCGCCCATCGGCAGAATTCTCGGTTTCGGGTTAATTCTGCGTCTTCGCAGGCCGGGTCTTATTCTCCTGCGGGGCGGGCCTGGCCTAAACCTGCCGCCCGGCAAGGTACTCATAGTTACATCGTCCATTGTACCCTTTGCGATTTTCATATTGATACTCCTGTCAGGACTCAGCCACAAACCGAGTTATTTAGCCTTTCGTCGATACAACTTCTTCTTTTTCTTGCGGGTCAAGTGCGTCCCCGTTATTTTCTTCGCGTTCTGGCTGGCGTAGAACACTTTCTCCCCCTTCTCCTTGCCGTAATGTTCCACCATTTTGGCTTTCACCTTCTCGCCCTTCGCCGTTAGGGGCATTGTTAATCTCCTTTGCAATTACGTCCCAAGCGCGTTTCAACTTGTCCTTATCTTCGTCCGTTTCGGGCGGAAAGTCCCGATACAACATCTTCAAGCCTATGTGCCTCGCGTTATGATACTTTCGCACGAATCCGATGAAAGTTTCCAGTTTTGGCCTTCTCATAATTCCGCCGTAGTCTTGCCCTGCACCCTGTTCTGCTGCTGAAGCATATTGTTCATGTTACTGCCCTGATTTTCCGGCATACGCTGGTCGGTCATACCGACTTTGGGACTGCCCCCACCTGGTTGGTATGGATTCATTCCCGGCTGCTGCATCGCGGGCATAACGCTCTGATACCAGTCGCCCATATTGGTAACGTTCAGATACCTTGCAAACTCTTTCGCAAGTTCAGGCACGTTCAAAACAGTGCCCTGCTGGGCCGCTATTTGAGCGGTGGGCAGGATGTAGCCCGTGACAAACTGAGACAGTTTCTGATACTTCACGTCCGGGTTCATTCTCATCATTGAGTACGGTTCAATATCGAAGGTATAATCGAAGAAGTCGCCTTCTTTAGCCGACTCCGAATACTCGACCTGCAAATCGACGCCCATAACCCGCTTTATCAACGGCAGCACGATAAGCGGATCAGTCCACAAGAACCACGCAAGTTTCTTAATAATGCTCTTGGTCGTTTCGTACATCTGGTGAACCATATCGTCTATTTCGCGGGCCGCGTTAGCCTGGAGCATCTGCTCCTGGCCGAGCGTCTTAGCCATAACGGACTTGCCGCCGGTAATATCCATATTCGGGCCGGTCTTGGCGAATTCGGACAGTAAGAACCCCACGAACGGAAACGACTGCTCGTTGAACCCGCCAAACGTAAATTCCTTCACGCTCTCAGGAGTAGCGACCCCTACCATGTCGCCGTGCCCGGCGTCCTTGAGCCTCTTAGCGTCCTCGTCGGCCCCAGTCTGATAGACTCCGATGGTCTTCTCCCGCATGCACTGGTCTCTCATCTTGCATATTATCTGATTGATAATCTTATTAAGGTCCAGCCAGGTATAAACGGGCGGAATTGGAATAATACTATCGGGAAAGTATCTATAGCCCAACACGTCAAACGGTCCGCCCTCCGGCCCGTCCCAATCGACGGTTCTCATAATCTTATCGCCCTGCCCGTCCGGCGGAATAGTAATTACCACGTCCTCCATGGGTATCCAAATATCCATCATCTCGACGGACGGGTACAATTCCCGAAACTCCATCAGCGCCGTCTCGTCCTTAGCGATCGTTTCGGGCCGGGTATCGTCGCCGTACAGCCGCAAATCGGGCTTGAGCCGGTCGAAGTTCTTATATAAGCCGGAATCCCTAATGTACCATAAAGGAAGCCTGTACTTGTGGCCCTCAAGCCGCATCTCCTGCCTGTTCCGGGCGGCTACGTCGCCGATGTAATCGTCGAAGTCGATAATATCAGAATAAGGCTGGCCAACGTCGTGCAGATGCCCCAGGATTTCCACCTGATGCGAATGCATTATACCCGTCTTAACAATGCCCATCCCGAACAAACTCTGTATTACCATCGGCCGCAGCGTATTCTCGGCGAACTTTATCTCGTCGAACAGGTGCGCAAGAGCCAATTCGAGCGTCCTCGAAAAGGACGCTACGTTGGGATTGTTAAGACCCATCCTCGGCATTATCATGGCGCGGGGGTTCTTAGAGACTAAGAAGGGCGCAATTATCTGAACGGCCCTGTCTATCAAGTTAAGCGGCTGGGGCGTCCGGGCGTCTTTGCGCCCGCCCTGATACCAGTCGTTCGCATAGTGGACGAGCATGCGCTTGCGGCAGTCGCGCATATCCCTGGTATAACTCTGCCAGGCCGAAACAGCCGCCTGAAGCCGCGCGGGAAACGGCCTTTTCTTATCCGGCTCGTCTATTCTATTCTTAACCATATCAAGACCCAAGACCCAAGACCCAAGACTCAAGACCCAAGACTCAAGACCCAAGACTCAAGACTCAAGACTCCCTATTTCTCTGCCAGCAGCCAGGGCTCGTCCGCAGTTTCCTTAACTTTTTCCGCCTGCCGCCACCGCCAGGCGAGACTCGCAACGTTCTGCTCGGCCTCTAAAACCAGCGCCTTGGGCTGGTAAGTCAGAGCCAATACGTACAAGCCGTCTGGAATGACCCTGTCGCCGTGCGCCAGCCTCGCGCCACTCGTATCGTCCATGGTCATTGTGCTGTTGATGTCCCCATTCTCGAAGAAAACGTAGTCTTCGTATTCCCTGAGCGTTTCCTCGTCGGGTACGATAAGAGCGGGGCGAAGGTTCTTTTTCAGGCCGTTGCCGAGCGCAGCCCTGAGACCTAAAAGCAGGTCATACTTAATCTCGCGGTTACTAAACCAGCCGCGCCGAGTCTTCTTCTTGCGCACTTCGGCCCGCTCGTCCCGCTCATGGTAGATAAACGTATAGTCCAACTGCACGATTCGGCTCTCGAAAGCCTGGCCTGGGCCCGTACCCTCCCAAATCAGGTACGGGCGCCCGGAAGAACCGCCTACCCAATGGCACAAGGCCACTACGTATTCGGCAAACTCTTCAG